GGATTCGAACTTGGTAGATGGACCGACCTGGTAGCCACGATAGCCCTCGCGTACGAGAGCCTTGCCCATGGCGAGGATCAGCGGGTGATCCTTACCCAGTCGGAAGAAGCCTGCTCCAGGGAATGGCGCATAGATCGGGCTTGGCTTAGGCGGCTCCGGAGAGCCATCTGGTTCGAGGGAGCCGTTCTGGACGAGGGCATATAGCGGATCACCCGGGCAAGCCGTTGCGTACCCGTCGCGATGCCCCTTGATGTCTCGTCCTGCGCCATAGCCTCGAAGATACGCGATGGCCCAGCGAATGCCATCGACCATCTCAGCAGTCGGGTGCGTGTCGCCGGAGTTCCCAAGAAGCGCACATACTGCGTAGTGGGCCCGGTTGAGATCCTGGTTGCCGTTGGCTCCAGTCCGCTTACGCTTGCCGCGACCCTCGAACACATAGCCGTGCTGGCAGACCAGTAGGTTGTATGCGATGTCGCTGTAGTTCTCGGCAGTGTTCGCGAGATGGCTCTCACGGATTGCCTTGACTTCTGCCACGCACTCACCGTGCGTGCCGTTGGAGACATGCGTACCTTCATAGTGAACCTTGACTCCGTTAGTACTGTACTGATCGGGGGCCGCAGAAGCGGGCCACCCGAGTTCGGAACGGGGAACGAACGTTACCATTTTACTCCTCAGAATCCAATGAACGTTCCCGCCCCAGAGTTCAGGGCCGCCTGGCCCATGTAGTCAAGGTCGATCGTAACGCTCTTTTGTTTGTCCCTTGCCGACTGGTAAGGGTTGGGTGAGTGGAACAGGGTTCCACCTTCGTTGGTCACTTCGCGAGCCCTGATCTCTGCGAACCAGAGGGCCATCACGATGTCAGTCTTCTTCTTGGTCTTGACGCCTGCGGGCGTCGGCTCCCAGGTGGTGAGCTGTTCGACCATCATCTTGGTCGCCTCTCCAGCCGCCCTGTTCGGGAGGTGGATGAGCTGCTTCCCGTTCTCCCAGCCGTCGAAGAGGCTGGACATGGAAGCGACGCCGAAGTCAGCATCCCACTTGTTGTTACCGGTGAAGTGCTCACGGAGCAGACAGCCTCGCCCAGCGAGGAAGCTGCGAAGCTCTCGGTTCTGGGTGACCATCATGTTCATGGCGTTCTTCTCGATGCGCCACTCGTTCATGTTGTACTTGAGGGTCAGCTCTTTGATCTTGTCGAAGATCTCTTCGGGTCGAAGGTGACCCTTTGTCCACACGTCAAGCACCCATCGATCGCCGGTGAAGCGATCGACGCCCATGACCACAGCTGCACTGTTACCTGTGATGGCGGGGTCGAATCCACCAACGATATACAGTCCGTCCATTCCATTGGTTCGATGACCGGGCGCTCCTCGTGTCATGGGGCCTGCTGCCCGCATCTTGTCCGTGGATCCTACGACTGCCGCCATCGGGAAGATGGCGTCTTCGACCATCGACTCCTGCATGTAGACCAGAGCCCAGTTACGAGGCGACATGGCAGCGCGGCGCTTTCGGAGCGCCTCGCCTGTCCACATGGGCCACATGCCATCTTCGTCTTGAACAACGAGCTGTCGGCCTGCAATAGAGACGGGAGGTCGGTTGGTGCGTGGCCACAGGGTGACCCAGTCATCGGTGCTGTCAGCGAACTCAAGGACCGCAGGCTGAGTGAGATAGGTCCAAGGCGAAGCCTCTTCGCCATAGTAATCGTCCTTGATGATCTCACCGTACAGGTCAACAGGAGCCAGGCGCGTACCGACGAGAAGTATACGACCACCAGGGTAAGAGAGTCGGTTGTAGACCTCGCGCTGGAGCCAGTCCATCTGCTTCTCGTACTCATGGGCGTTCTTACCTGTCACGCAGTCGTCGAGGATGATGAGGTCAGCTCGGGATCCGTAGATGTGACCACCGATACCGAGGGCCTGGACCGTAGGGTCCTTCTCTCCGGAGTCACGGGTGGAGGAGCTGATGTAGATGGAGTCGGCGGTCCAAGCCGCCGCTCCTGCATCGAACCCGCCCTCAGGGGCGAAGTCAACCTGAAGCTTCTGGTAGTTCTTGTTCTCCGATGCGAGCCTGTCCTTGATGCCTCGGAGGAACCTCTTGGCCATCTCCTGTGTCTGCGACACGATGATGACTCGGATGTTCGGGTCCTGGCAGATCCGGTACGTCACGTAGTTCATCGTGATCGTCGTGGACTTGGCGTGCTCCGGCGGAGTGTTGATCAGCAGGAACTCGGGCTCACCGGGGATGTAATTCTGGTTCTCGTGGAGGTTGCGAGGCTCTCGGCCTTCCAGCAGATCCACCCATTGTAGGTGGTGATTGAAGAGCTGGGTATCGAGGTACTCCTCACACCAGTCCTCGAACGGCATGATGTTCTTGCGGTTCTCTTCCGACTGAGCATCGCTCTGCGTCATGAGACGCAGGCGGTCTGTCTCTTCCCGGAAGGAGTCGTCGCTCTTCCTGAGGTACTTGTACTGAGCCTCGGTGATGCCGAGATCCAGGCAAGCCTCCTTGATCGACTTGCCGTTCTTGAGGTACTTGATGACCGTTGCCTTGCGGTCCTTCTGGGACACTTGGTTCTTCTTGCGAGGATCCGTCTTGGTGACGACTCCTCGACTGTCCCTGTATACCGTGGCCATCCTGGTCTACCCCTCTATGCAACTCAAACGCCGTGCGGCTCAAAAGCTCGATACGCAGCTTGAGGCTGCTCCTCTCCATCGGGGAGAGATTCCCGTTGTCAAGGGATTGTCGTCCCTTGCCGTCCATTGTTTAACCTTGACTGCAACCCGCCCTCAGGGGCGGTTGCGAGTGTCGGTGGAGTGTTGTGAGGCGTTGTCTCATTGCGACCGGCTTGCAGCCGGTTCTGTAAGAACAACCCCCACTCTTTATATACCCGTCCCCTGGCACTTCTCGGACGGTACCTACTGTGTGATCTGTGTCACACTGTCAGAACCCTTGCAAACACTGGCCTCTGAGGTAGTACGTGACGTAGGTCACACCATTCTATGACGGAAAATTGTGGGGACTCACTCCCCTCCCCTCCCCGCCCGTTAACAACCCCTGGGTCCACATTTGTCCGTTTTGCCCGTTGTGTCCGTTTTGCCCCACTTTGTGCACCCTGAGTTGAACACGTTCAAGATCGTTCTGAACACGTTCACACGTGGTGGCACCTGCTTCTGAACATGTTCAACAGATGAGGCCTGGTGTGACATGTAGCACAATGTCCGATATGCGAGGTATATCACCACATAACCTGGCATATGCGCTCGAATCAGGCGGATGTCTGCTCATATGAGCGGGGCACTGTCCACATGAGCGCTCCTGCCTGCCCTCTCACGCGCGTGCGCGCTACGCATGGCGCGTACACATGCACCCCGTGGCCGTAGTTGGTGTGATCAAGCGCTTAGGACCAGCATCACCACTGCAAACGGAGGGATGATCATGGTTCAACAGAAGAATCCACGGATGTTCCTGCGTTGGATCATGGATGTGCACGGTCTCACCCTCTGTTGATCTTCGATTCATCTGTTTGGTCACACCCAGTCACTTCGCTCACTCTCCGTGCCTGAGCAAACTCTCACCTGGCCTGACCTGCGAGGATGATGCAAACTGGCTGCAAATCAAGTTCCCGATGAGAGTTACAGTGCAAAGAATGCAAAGATGACCATGGTCTCAGGACCATGCCCAACCCCTCTGACCTGCGAGAGTAGACACGACCCTGAGCAAAGATGCAGTGTTCTACCTGTCAGCAACGAACGAACGAAAGGGAGGCAAGGCACACCGGGGCGAGGCCCTTGACAGAGTCCACATGATCTGCCTAAGGTTTAGCCCAGCACCACAGAGCGGGAAGTCCAGTCAGCCCTAGCGGCCTAAAACACGGACGACCAACTCACCAGGTGTGCCAGTCTCCCCGAAGTTCAGGGGTTGACAGCAGGACCCCGAACCACTAGGTTCGGTGCAGTACCGCAACAGACAGTGCCCGGAGCCGAAGTCAGGCCACCCGCTAGGTCGGGAGGTAGACGGAGCCTCGCAGCGTAACCGCGACCTGAGATGAGCTAGACAGGTCCCTCGCAAGAGGTGCGCAAGTGAGGACCCCCAAGGGGGTGCGAAGTGAGCCGATGTTCCTTGAAAACTACACACATGACCCTCCAGCTTCACTCCGGGGCCGCCTCTAGGCGCCCGGTCATGGCTGGACACGTGAAGGTGAATCCGAGCGAGGCCGCGCCCTAACCTAAGGCGGGCAGGCACATGCGTCCAGACGATACACGCTGGCCGCGAGGAATCGCATCCACCTAGCCTTCACGTGCTACTCTTTCCCCCCTTGTAGTGGGGCCCTCAGGGAGCCAGCAATGGTTGTCTGAGGGCCCTGCGGGGAGCCTCTGGTACCTTCGGGTAGTGGAGGCTGTCCGGGACGCTTAGACAAGCGCTGAGCGCCTTAACCCAAGGGAGTGGACATGCACGCTGTAGGCATCCTGTACACGGTCACCACTGCGACCGAGGCCGGACCGGCGTCACTCTCCTTCATCGGAGGCGTGGACTTCATGGACTCCGTAGGCTTCGGCTGGGACGTCGATGACGCACTCCAGAACATGGGTGTGGACCGTGTGACGCAGTACGGTGTACACATCGAGAAGGACTGGGGCCTGACCTACGAGACTCGCTCTCACTGGCTCCTTCCCGTCGCACAGTGCAACTGACAGTGACTACACGGTGCGCACCACCTGAGTGGTGCGTAGCGAGGGCATCACTGCCTGACTAAGGGAGAGAGCAATGACGACGTACCCCGAGCTTGTAGCCAAGATCCGCTCCCAGTGGGAGCGTGGGCTCATCACTCAGGCTGAGTACGAGTCTGAGGTGATCTACCTGGCACAGTGTGAGGTCAACCGCCTCGCTCCGTACCGTGTCACCCTCACGTGGAACGAACTGGGCTACATGTCCAGCATCGCCCACTGCGACTCGCTCGAAAGTCTGCACAAGCTCATCGATGACTACATCGATGGCTACAAGCTGAGCAGTATCAAGCGTATCGACGTCACCGGTGGCAGCTATGTCGAGATCTACATGGTCGACGGCAAGGCTGAGTCCACCTGCACTGTCGTGGTGGACAAGCGTCAGAAGTTCTGAACAAGCGAGGGTGGTACACACACTGTGTGTTCCGCTCGGTCTGTTCAGACCATCCTTACAAGGGAGAGAGATCATGAGTAACGTACTCGTACCCCAGGTGGGGTTTGCGGGCACCACTACGACTCACCTCCTTTCGGGGAGATGGTCGGAGGATCACGTGAACTACACGGCGTGTGGCCTCAAGGCCACTGCCGTCGGCTACTACCAACTCGGTATGGCTGAGGTTCACTGCGTCAAGTGCCTGGCAATCCACGCAAAGGGAGCGAAGTAATGGGACACGTGAACATCGACAAGGTGCTCTTCACGCTCGCCGAGGAGAATGCAGGCGTTCCCTCTCCGCACCGCTCCGGTGTGAAGAAGAAGGCCTCTCCCGGTACCAGCCGCGTTCACCGTCACGCCGCCTGCTCCCCCCGCCCGGTCAAGCCGAGCGTGAAGGGTCTGGCTCGTGCTGCGGTGAAGATCGTGCGACTCGACAAGAACACGTTCGAGGTACGCACCAAGGTTGGCGACCAGCTCATCGGCGTGGTTCGCAAGAGCATCAACAAGGGAGTCGGCTACGGCTTCCGCATCACCGGTGACCGTAAGGGTCACAACGGCTTCCCTTCCCAGAAGGCGGCCGTCGAGCGCATGCTCACCAAGGTGTAACGAACAGTGACCAGTTTGAGCGTACCGCTCCGGCGGTACGTTCATGCGGCATCACTGCCGAAAACAAGGGAGAGAGAAATGATGAACCAGGAGATCAAGGCCGCTTGGGTTTCTGCTCTTCGCTCCGGCGAGTACGAGCAGGGCGAGGCGGCTCTCCAGGTGGGCAACAAGTTCTGCTGCCTCGGTGTCCTCTGCGACATCGCGGTCAAGCAGTTCGACCTGAAGTTGGAGGTCGAGAAGGACATGAGCGGATGCAGTGACGACACATGCTGCGACCCGGACCGTCCCCGCCCCGTCGCCTACAACGGCGAGAGCGCGTTCCTGCCCTCGATCGTCGCGGACTGGGCTGGGCTGGAAGACAAGGGCGGCACGCTCACCACTCCCGTCAGGACTCCCGTCGGAGACGATGCCCACGCGCTGTATGTGGCGAACGATGGTGGGCTCACCTTCCCGCAGATCGCGGACATCATCGAAGCACAGTTCTGAGTGATCATCGAGCCTTGGGCTTCTTCTTCGGAAGAGTCCCAAGGTTCCCTTGACCTACTCAGGTCAGTCACAAGGGAGAGAGAATCATGAGCACTGTCGCTGAGCGTGTCTCCGCCGGTATCGCCCTCCTCGATGAGGAGATCCCGAACTGGCGCGACAAGATCGACCTGACCGAGCTCAACATCCGCAGCACTCGCAACTGTGTTCTCGGTCAGGTCTTCAAGACTGACGACGACAGCTGGGAGAACGGCTACGACCGTGGCCGGAGTGTCCTGAACTTCCAGGACTGCTCCTGCTGCTCCGGCGAGGGACAGCTGAACCCATACGACTACGGGTTCGACGCGAGCCAGGATGATGACGACCTGGACGTGGACACTCAGTTCAACCAGCTCCAGGAGGAGTGGAAGCGTCAGCTTTCGCTCGTCTCGGCCTGAACGAATAGGTGAGCCTTCCTCCCCTTCGGGGGAGGTTGGTTCACTGGTCTGTTCAGACCACCACACAAGGGAGAGAACAATGGCTATTGCCAAGTCCGAGCTGTCGTACAACGTGATCATCACGAACACGGGCTCGAACTACGCCTACAAGCTCCTCGACTACGTCTGGGTGACGGTGGGCGGGACGGACGTCCGCTACTGGATGG